GCACCATTCTCCCTGAATAAAGAGATCCCCGTTCTGAACAGTCCAGCAGGTTCCTTTCTGCCCTGTCGCAAATTGATCTGCAGGTTTCCAGTCTGCACACTGGTCGAATGGGATGCGGAGCATATGCTCGTCCGAACTGATCAGACCCCCCTGCGATGGCGTGGTCTTCCGGCTGATGTGATACCATGCCCGGTCAATCCGATGCGGCAGATACACCATCTTTTTCTGCTCCTTATCCGGGTAACGGTTAAAGAACGTGATCACTGCATTTGTAAGCATTATTCCACCCCTAAATCCATAAGTCCTGTTCCCTGCAAATACATTTCTGCAATATGGTACAATTTCTGTCCAACAGGGATTGATGTATCATATCCAACAGAATAACCGTCCGTATTTTCAGATGTCTTTCCGCCTCTTTCGTTTTCCTGAAAAAGAGCTTCACACATTTCACATAAGGCTGCCTTTGCTTCTGCCATCCATGCACCGGATTCCATCCTGTTGAATGTGTAATGGTTCAGTCTCGCTCTTACTTTCAGTTCAAGTGACTGCCACCGGCTTTCCGGGATCATATTGCCTCCATATACATCCAAATAATACGTATACGTTACTTCCATATCATGCTCCTTTTACGGTGTGAACATAGATTCCTGATTTCTTATTATCCTTGCATTCAGCAATACCTACTGTACGGTATCCGAATTTCCATGCATCAGCATTCTGATTCTGATCAGGAGCGATAATCTTTGATACGGTATGCTTCTGATACTGGATCAGTGCCTGCTTGTCCAAAACCATAAAATTCATATCCAATGCACCTGCCGCCTTTGTAAAGCCGCCTGCTCCTTTAGCTGTAAGTCCGATCTTGCTGAAAAATCTGCTTCTCGGAACTTTTACAATTCCGGCAAATCCTTCCATTGCTTTCTTTGATGCTGTAGTGTCGAGATCATCAATCATTCCGGCAAGTGTCGGACTGATAAACAGATAGCACGTTGCAAGATTGGCTTCTGAATCTTCGATCGCTGTTCTTGCCGCACGAACAGCTGCAAGAGCTGCTTTTCCTGTTGATAAATCTTCGTTTACAGTTGTGACTTCGGAAATCTGTGCATATGATGCAAGCCTCCATGCATCAATTTCAGGAACAACCTTTGTTCTCAGGAACTCACTGGATAATCTTCCAAATGCAAGCCCTGCAGATTCAATGTTATCCATAGCATCCACGGTGAACATACGTCCTCTGTCATAAGAACACTTCTTTGTCTCATAGTCCAGTGTTACGCCACCATCCTCGTATCCGGCTGCCTTGTCGTAATTTGCAAGTCCATCCATGTCCATTTTCGGGATCAGGATCTCATTTGCATTTGCTCCCTGCTTTACCATTTCGTTTGGTCCATCCAAAACTGAGGTCAGGGATGATAATTTATACACCTCATCCAAAAGTGTTGAGTACTGCTTCCTTAATGTGATTGTATTCGGCATTTCATTTCTCCTCTTCTCTTTTTAGTTCTTCTCCGGCAATCCCATAGCTGCACGTAGTGAAACCATACTGTCTGCATCTGTTCCACTGCCGCCGCCAAGACTTCCGACCTGGTTGTTGATAGGTTCATCTGCGCCGAAAAGATATCCGTCTGATTTCTTCACATCTTCCAATGCTTTCTTGATATCTTCCGACTGATTCTTTGACCCTTTCAGAGATTCCATATCAAGCATTGCAATAACTGCCTTTTCATTTCTTCCCCCGGCAGCTTTGATTGCTGTCTTAACGGAATCCGTAAATACACGTTCTGCTTCTTTTGCTGCACATTCATCCTCTTTTGCTTTCAAATCTCCCTGAAGCTTTGTGATCTGTCCCTGCAGATCCTTCACGTCAACGCCTTCAAACTCCTCCAGTTTTGTATTCACTGTATCGAGCTGGGTTTTATAATTGTCACGCTCTCCTTCAGCCTTTCGGGTCTTTTCCTTTTCTGCGTTTACATCTTTTCCATTCTCCTCCATAATTTTGTTGATTGTCTCCTGCTCTAAACCAAGAGCTTTCAGAAATTCTGTCTTCATGTTACTTCTCCTT